TTACGGATCTCCAGCACCACCTCGTTCATCACCTCCTCGGGAATCATCGTGGACTCCTTGGCCTGAAACTGGTTCAGGATCTCGTTGAGGTGGTTGATCTTCTTGTAGGCGTAATTGTTCCGCTCCTTCGGCGGGTCACGGAACGAAGGGAAGTCGGACACCACCAGCGAGTATTCTTCGGATCCACACTTCGGGCAGACCAGAATGCCTTCAGACGAGATCTCTTCACGCGCCACGTTGCATTGGTTGCAGTGTTCCGTCATCTGCTGCGTGACTTCCGGCGCCGTCCCAAGCTTCATACGCGCAACGTACTCGTCGAACATCTGTTTCTTCGACTCTACGGGAGCTGCTGCAGTAAAGAACTTCATGAACGTTGATGCGCCCTTTGGGTTCTGTGCAACCTGGGTAGGGCGATTGTAATACTCCATCAGAATGTCCATGTTCTTCATATAGTACTCCTCGACCGGGTTCGCCTTCGACAGCTCCGTTTCGATGTCACGAATACGCGCCTCCCATGCAGAACACATGACAGCATCGCCAATCTCGTTCGAGGAACGGAGGTTTTCTAATCGAACTCGTAGACCTTCTGCTTCCGCTTTCAGCTCCTTGGCATGAGTCTTCGCATCCCGAAGTTCGGTCACAATGTTCTGGTGAACCGAATCAAGAGTTCCCATCGACGCTGCTTCCGTGTCCCGGGTCTTCCTCACCCTGAACACGTCCATATAGTTCGTCCTTCACCTGTTTCATGAAAGCAGAATTATCGCAGACAATCGGTCGCTGCTTACGCACAGCGGACAGCAGTGTGTTGAAATCGATGCCAAAGTTCTTGCAGACAAACGTCAAGACCAGGTAGGCAGATCGGTTGATTCCCGCCTTGCAGTGAACAAACACCGTCCCGTTCGTCGACCGCAGGAACAGGCGCATCCAGTTCTCGAACTCTGGGTACCAATCCAGGATTCGCACGGCCATTGAGTCGATGGCATGAAGTTCGGCATACTGTCCTGGATGACGTTTCCTCCACCACTCTGGACAATCGTCGGCGAACGCGCAATTGACCACGTGGGTAATGTTATGCTTAGCGACAAACGTCGGACTCAGTTGGTTTCCTGCGCCCAGTAAGATGCGTGGATACACCCAGGCGGGTGGGATCTGCATTACGTACCTAGGCATCAACCGAGAAAGCTTGTAAGTACGATATTAACAAAATGTGCAAGGACAACCGAGGCGGCGCCGAGAGCTGCTGCACCCTGGTAGCTCACGACACCGTTGCCCGTGTAGGCAGACGGAATATACTGCAGCATCAGGTTGCGCGGCGTGGCAAGTGACAGCACGAACGTGGCTACAAAGAAGGCGACGTACAGCTGGAGGTTCCGGAACATGAATCCCATCGCCGGAAGCGTCGGCTTGAACGACGGGGTAGGCATCTGCATAGCCGGGGAACTACTGGCTTCGGGATATACGGGAGGAGCAGACTGCGGACCCTGCGGACTCGGGAGAAGAGCATCGAGAGATGTAGCACCTTCCATTGTTTATGAGGAAGACGGGATTTCGCATTCCGCATCTTCCACGCGGTAGCGGTAGCATTTCCCATCCGCTTTTACCACACGACCTGTAACATCGTGAATAGGTACACCGAGCGTCTTGACCACACTATAATTACGATGAAAGAGAAGCACCGTCAACCCCAGTCCAATGATGAAGGAGAAAAAGGGCGTCCCCCGATTCAGCACATGTGTAATCGGAAGCGAGAACTTCATTACTTCTGAGATGCGAGGAGATTCATTGAGTCCGGTTCCGCGGTGCACGGGACTTCAGTTGACTCGAAGCGAACACATCCCGTGTCCGTGTGGAAGATCTCGTTACTTCCCGGCGTGGGAACACCGGCTGACTTGCGTGTCGGTGGTACGAATACGCATCCAATCACCAGACCCGTCAGAATTCCGATGACGACCCACTTAACTTCCAACATTGTTATTCAGGTCGACAAGAGTTTGAACCAACGTAAACCAAATCAGAAACTGAAAGAGGAACGACGTCACGGGTGTCAGCGCAGCAAACAGCGCAAAGATGAACTTGACGATCCATCCACGCTTGACATCAACGCCACCCAGTAGCATCTCAAACGGCTTCCCGATCGCAGATCCGTACGTAAAGATCCAGTACACAAACAGTGCAACGTACTTTCCGAGGACTCCCAATCGGTCATTGATGGTCGATGTAATGTTTCCATTGACAAATTGGTCTTGGAGGAACCCCCACTGATTGTAGGCCCATACAACCACTAATGCCCACATCAATGCAAACACGAAAACAAACTGACCCTTTGCTGCCGTCAGTCCAACGTCATACAACACATCTCCCGGCTTCTGGACAAACTTTCCGAACGCAGAGCGTTCGCCGATATCAACCATTTCGGTAATCGTATAACTGACCGTGTGGTACGCACCGGACTCGTCCGTGTAGTTGATCGTCAGACGCGGGGGGTTCAGTGCAAGTGCAGCGGCGTCGGCCGGAGGAGGAGCCGCGATCCGGTGCGCCTTACGGAGGTCTTCATCCATCTTGTTAACGGGGAACTTGATGGCACCGTAGTTTGCTCCTTGTTGGGTTGTCACGTAGTCGGACACGTCAATCGCCTGGTTTCCGACCACATACTCGGCATTCAGCACCAATACGCTACCCATTGTTAATTGGCGAACACGAGATTTGCAACACCGCTCACGATGCGCAGGTAGTTGATGGCCTCAACGTAGACGCCAACCGAGTAGGTGTAGGAGAAGATGATATTACCATTCGCAACTGTTTTTACAACGGACAGCAGCTGATCCTGGGGGTATACATAGGATCCATCCGGGTTCTTAGCCTGGGGGCTCGAAATCTCAACAGGGTTCTGACTAAAGGCCGTAGACTTCAGAATACACGTAACGGTCGTGCTACTCGAAGCCGCAGCCGATGGGAGGGGCTGCTGCAGGGAGATACGAAGAATGACCTTGTTGAACATACTCCCATTCAAGGCTCCGCTTGGCTGGTAGTGATCATTGTCAAGTGCGAACGAGTACATGTAGATACCCGGCAGAGCCGATGGCTGCTCACCCTTGGTGTGCCTATACTGCTGCAGGAGCGAGAAGTACTGCGTGGGTTTCGTCGAGAATCGCTGGTTTCCATCCAGGAGCAGAGTTCCGTCTGTGATGACATCGCGCGGCGAAATCGAAGACAGCTGATACTGTCCAGACGAATACAGAAGATCTCCAGCGTTGGCTGTACTGGCTGAAAAGGGTGCGCGGTTTGGAGACGACCAGTTCGTGTAGTTGTCCCAGTCATTTGTCAGAAGCTTGTCTGAACGATGTGCCGCAAACACGACACGCGTGACCATATTGAACATGGGAACCTGAATATCCGAGTTCGCGCCATACTGACCCTCCGTGACCTTATAGTTCACCTGCTTCACGAGGAATGTCTGATCTGCACCTGCAAGTTGGTTCATCTCCATGTCCGTTAGGTAAATGAAGTTACCCTCCAGGTATGGATTTGCATAGAACGTGGTCACGGTCGGGGTTGATGAGATTCCAGCTGTTGTGGGCGCCGTCAGAAACAGTCCGATCGGTTGGGAGCCAGTTGGCTGAATACGCTGACCGTACGTGGGATTCGTCGATCCCGTAACGGATGCCCTCACTTGAACCTGGTCGGCTGAGGCAACAGTGATCGTGGACGAGATTGTAAACGTAGTGGTCGAGGGCACAGTCGCAACCGTGTAGGTGCTGTTCAATTGCCCTGCTGTTCCTGAAAGACCCTGCATCGTAACGCTTCCACTCACATTCAGTGCGTGGGGAGCCGATGTCGTGAACGTGATCGCTGATCCAGATGACACAACCAGAACAATCGGATTCGTTGCCAAGGCGGGGTTCACATCAATCACCGTGTACAGCTGATTCAGTGGGCGCAGCGTCACGTTGATATACGCCTCCGAGTTCTGCAGAGATACCAGCGGAAGCACCATGCCCGGATTCTCGCAGAACCAGAAGTGAAGCGGGATCACAAGTTGGCGGCTGCGGATCGAAGGTTCGGGCGTTGTCGTAAACGGCATGGTCGCCGGAAGGTTCACCGGAGTCACTGCGTGAGGGTACTGGTTCGTGCGGTCATATGCATTTGCCGGGTCGTAGATCTCAGGGACGTTTCCCACCATCTGATTCACAACCCTGCGCTTCGCAACGTCATGTGTAAAGTAGGAATACATCTTCAACCACTCTCCCGTCAGAGTTTGGATCGTGACGTTGTTCAGGACAATATCAACATGATCAATGAGGTTGTACCCGATGTTCTTGATCCACTGGAATTCATACCCCATGGCCGTGCAGTAGGGATCGTATCCAGCCGGTGGCACCGTGACCTGTACCATCGGAGACCAGATGTCGGGCAACGTGATCATGAGATACGTGTCGTTCAAGAGCTGCGCATACCGATCGATACGGCAGCTGATGGTGCGAGTCTGAGTCACGTTGAAATCGAGGTTGGATGACGTAAAGTCCATGCGAATGGACTCCATGGCAAAGTTCGTGTATCTGCGATAGACAGCCCTGAAATGGGTCATCGAGGGATTCCCATTTAAGAGTTGGTTCTGGGCGCCGACCTGCGTCAACTGAATGAGGCCTCCCGGCATTTGTATTAACGCACACTGATTGTTTAGATTAAAGTACCAGCAAGTGTGGACGCTCCAACAGTGTTAACCTTTGCACAGTTAGTACAATCGTTCACGGTTGGACGCGTAGTCTGGTTCTGAGTCGTCAGCTGACTGCCGGTTGCACTGTATACGCCTCCAGGGACAGAACCACCCACAAACACACCCGTCGCACTGGTCAGGCCACCCGGAGCCAGACTGATGGTCTGGGGATAGGGCACCTTGTTATACTGTGTAGCCTTGTTCGCTATCACGGAGAGAGCTGTGAAATTGTACCTGCGCTGCGGGGGCGGTGGGGCGGTTGCAAATGTAGCCGCAACGATGCGGCGCTTTTGAGCTGTCAAGTAATCTTGTGCAGAGTTGACCTGCATTCTATTTATACAGACCGGAGAGAATACACCCAAATGAGGTTCGTTCTTGTAAGCACTCACGTTGATCAGACTACGGGGTATTCGAAGGTGGTGTCCAATCTCCTCGCGCAGGTGGCGACTCTTGCACCGAAGGTGAAGACGTTTCACTTTGGGTTTCAGCGTCATCCCGAGAAGAAGAGCATTCGTAAAGTTCCCGATGGAGTCGTAGCCTACGACGCGGCGGCCAATGAGGATCCGAAGGAGGATGGATTCGGGTTCAATAAGATCCACGAGTACCTGGAGATGGTGGGTCCGGATGTGGTCATGATTTACAATGACCCCATGATCATTGCGCGGTTCATCCAGGCGATGAAGTATACGAAGGGCGAGACACCGTACAAGCTGTGGATCTATGTGGATCAGGTGTACAAGGGTATCAATCCCCAGCTGATGGACGAGCTGAACAAGGCGGCGGATAAGGTCTACTGCTTCACGGATTCGTGGGCGCAGATCTATACGGAGTACGGCACGGGCATTCCTCTTCCGAAGGTGATTGAACACGCAGTGGATTCGACAGTGTTTTCGAACCTTTCACTCGCACAACGTGCGGCTCTGCGCAAGAATGTGGGTCTGCCCACGGAGGCGATTGTCTTCCTCAATGCGAACCGAAATAGTCAGCGTAAGCGGCAGGATCTGACAATCATGGGCTTCGTGGAGCTTCTGCGTCGTCACCCAGACAAGCCGCTGTGGCTTCTCATGGTGACCTCGGTGGATCCTCAGAAGGGTGCTCATTACGATGTTCAGCGTATCTTTGCTGATCAGATCCAACGTGCGGGTCTGGACATCAATGTCTATGGTAAGCGCATGGCGATTGTCGACACAGCACCCCCGAACACGCTCACCGATGACGGTATCAATCAGATCTACAACATGTGCGATATCGGTATCAACACCTCGGATGGCGAGGGATTCGGACTGTGTCAGCTTGAGCACCTGTATACGGGTGCTCCTCAGGTTATCACGGATGTCGGGTCATACCGCTCGTTTCTGCCGTCGACAGTGGCTACATTTGTCCGCCCTGGACCGGCTGTCTACCATGGCGCAGGTATGCCGCTGGGACTGTATGCGCCTTCGTTCAATCCAGACGATGTTGCCACTGCGATGGAGACGACGCTTGAGAAGTATACGGCAATGCGTTCAGCCATCGGGGAGATCAAGTTCAAGACCTGGAGCGACGTCTGTGCGACGTGGCTGTCTGACCTGAAGGCCGCAGTTACGCCAACCAGTATTTAATCTGCGTCTCGGAGATCTTGGTGCCGATGCGCAGTAACCGCTGATTATCCTCAAACGCCTGACCATCAAAGATCTCCTTGGAATCAGGATCCATGAAGTATACGATATCCTTGATCTTCAGCTTCTGAAGCCGCCGCTTCTTTCGCGTCATGTTCCGCAGATACGTCTCATCCAGGTCGTCGGCCTTGATGTTTGGCTTGAACGCGAGATCCTCACCTGTTGCTGTGGTGTCGAACCGCATACATGAGATCTGCGGCTTCTCGCGCGAGTGGAGTTTGCGATGGATCTCACAGTCCACTGCCGACTGCTTGAGCAGCACGGAGATGCGCTGATTCACCCTGTCTTTTTCATACACCTTCTCATACAGGTATTCATCCGTGGACATGAACGTCTCCACAGCTGGTTCGCCTTCATACCGCTTCATCTCCACGTCAGCCTTACGCACGGCCACGACGTTTGGACCTTCAGCTGACTTGGACTGTGCAGGGGAGATCACGGACAAGTAGAAGCTGACGCGAACCGTGCGTTGATCCATGGGCAGAGTGGCGTGGGAGCAAATACGAATCGCACGTCCAATGACCTGGTCGTGACGCGCAGGAGTCCAGTGCGGTTCCATGATGTGTACGTGGCGAACGTTGGCTAACGTGATACCTTCAGCACCAGACGAGGTGGCCATCAGCATACACAGTAGCTTCTTCCCACGCGTCTCAATACTGGTCTTGAGACTGGGTGGAAAGTTGGATTCGTATCGTGCATTGATGATCTGACGCATCATTTCGCGCTGCTCCTCCTTCTCTTCCCCGGAGAAGAAGGCGTAGGCTGGTTTGTCCCCCATTTCGTCTTCCTGCCACTGACCGTTCTTGTTCGTGATCTTGTAGGGCTGCCATCCATTCGCATCCAGAATCGCAGCAAACACACCGAGACCTTCCAGCTGACGGTACTGAGAATACACGAACTGGTTGGGCCACTCATTGCCACCCGCCTTGCGTGTTTCCTCGATATTGGTCAGCATCTTGAGCAGTTTTGGGCTGAAGGCTTCCAGTGCCTTTGCAGACAGATACTTAGCAGGATTCGCTTTCAGGGCTGCTAAAATCTCCGGCTTGTCAGGCACGTCCGTCTCCTTCACCACATCCTTGTACTCCTTCTCCACCTTCTTCGTGATGGCCTTGAGTTCAGGCGGCACGGCAAAGTTACAGGCTAAACGGGAAATCACGCGATACGATCCGCCATCGTCGTTCATACTCAACGCCTTCTTCGCGTCTGCCTTGATCTCCTGGAAGCGGACATCCAGATACTGCGCAAACTGCTCGGAACTCATGTTCACCTTTTCCAACATCTTCTCGTCGTCCACTCGCTTGGGAATGAGGCGCTCATCCGCACCCTTGAAGTATGACACCAAACCTTGAATGCGCTTGGCAAACAACAGAGGATTCTTGATGTTCAAACCATCCAGGAACATATTGGCGAACTCCTCGAACTTGGTGGGCAGACACTCCAGATCTTCAGACGTGACGCGATCGACTGCGATCTCTGCGCCCACGTCGGCCTGAAACTTCTTCTCCCATGTCTTCACCCAGTCCATTGCAACAGGGACGAACGGGACGTCCTTCTTGTACTGCACGGCAATACGGTCACCGGCCTCATTGTAGACAGACCGGAAGTGCGGAGGGTTGCGGGTCAGCATTGCATACTTCTTCACTGCATTGAACTCGATGGTGTCCACGTCGGGAATGGCCTTGAAGGCAGTCTTCATCTTTTCCTCGTCCCAGCTGGTCGACTTTCCAAATGGGATGGTGATGCGCTCAATGGGCCCACGCAACAGGTTCATCAGGTAGGCGATCTCGTTAGGGCGGTTGATCACTGGCGTACCGGACAGTCCGACGATTTTGCAGTTTGTGGCGTGGTAGATGGCATCGTACAATCGCCGGGCAATATCCGAGGAGTTCACGATACGTGAGATCAAGTTGTGGACTTCGTCAATAATCACCACGGAATCATTGAAGGGGCTCGGAAGCGGCTCGGCTCCCTCCGCGGCCTTGGGGACGAACGTATCGATGTTCTTGGAATTCAGACCGTTGTAGTTGATGAACTTGAATCGCTGAGCGATGATATCCTCGACCTGTGCGTTGATAATGTCCTGTGCAGTCTTGGGTAGATCCTTGTAGTTCGGATTCTCACCCGCTACCGTCACGAAGAACTTACCCGTGCGGTCAATGAACCCATCGGAAATACCCAGCGACTTGGCTTCGGCGCGGGACTGGTCGTTCAGCGCCTTTTCGCGCCAATGCTGTTCCAGTACGTAGACAGGTGCGCCACACTTGCGCAGCTCGGACTTGTAGTTCTCACGCAATGACGCCGGGGTAAGAACCCAGATCGTTTTGGTATCCATGAGGCTCTGTCCCACTGCGATGGACGTGCAGGTCTTACCGGATCCGAGACCGTGATACAGGAGAATGCCACGATACGGTGTCTCAATCAACAGGTAGTCGCGGATCAGCTTCTGGTACGGAAACAGTTCCCGTGAGTTGGACTGCTTGGTACAGAGGTCGACGTCCTTATCCTCGGCATCCAACGGATCGCGGTCATCCTTGCGGTATTTCAGGAAGATGCGAGTGATGTAGTCCGCGAACGCTTTCCGGTTCGGGAGAACGAAGGACATTGTTTTTACCTGGTATTTGATAATGGAGCCACTGACACGGAAAAACCATCGTATTTGGATGGTGTCCATCTATCTGTTCCTGATGGCTGCCTTCCTCTATCTGAAACCGTCCGTCGCCTTTGGGCGTGAAGGGCGGATCCGTCCGTTCGGAGTGGAAGATCGCGAGTCGACTGTATTCCCGGTGTGGTGGTGGGTCTTCATTCTGAGCGTGGCTGCGTACTGTATCACTGTGTATCTCGCACGTTTTAGGTTTGCTTAATACAATGAGTTGCCCATACAAAAACTTGGCCGGTGAGCCTGGAACAGGCTACCACTCGATCCGGTTTCTTGGACTGTCGGTTGTGGATATCGTCGGGACGTTCTTCCTCTTTGCCATCCCGTCTGCGTGGCTCTTCAAGGGAAATGTGTGGGTTCATTTTGCGATCTGGCTGGTAATTAGCGAGATCTTCCACTACGCCTTCGGAGTCCAAACGGCGGGTATGGATTTCTTAGGTATCACGGCGTGCTCTCGTAGGTCTTGACGATGTTCTCCAGCACCTC